CAACGGTAAGGATATGCTGGCAAAGATTAAGGCTTATAGCTAATCTGAGCAGAAAACAGAATAAGAATTTAACCAGACCGATGGTTGTCCAAGGTACCGGCTGAGTGGCTAACCAGCCGCTTAACCGGTACTTTTTGTTTACAATGACCGCTTAATGGCGGTCAAAAGACTATAAAAGACAAACGAAAGAGAGGGTTTGACAATGGAAGATTATGAGAATTACGAAGTAACAACCGAAGAGGATGACGAGGATTTCAACAAGGCTTTAGGCTTTGATGCTGAAGAATCCGAGAATGACGACGAAGAAAAAGAGGACGAGCTTATAGTTGAATTTAAGAAGCCTTTTGTATTCGAGGGTGAGACTTTCACACAGCTTGATTTAAGCGGACTTGAAGAGCTTACCGGTGCCGACCTTGCAAAGATCGACCGGGCTATGAGAAAGAAAAACTCTGATGACTTAGTTCCTGAGATGTCACTTGATTATGCACTGGCATTGGCAGTAAGGGCAACGGGAAAGCCTATTGAGTTCTTTAAGGCTTTACCCATGAAAGAGTGCAGAAATGTGAGGAACAAAGTAAGGTCTTTTTTATTCAATTAGGCATCGGACTAAGTGATATAAAACAGATACGGAAAATAAACATCCAACTGTCGATGTCTCTTAAAACAGACTTTAACGAGATGTCAAAACTGACATTGGCGGAATGGGTGGACACTATAAGAGAGGTGAGCGAGGTTGTCAGCGAAAGGAAAAGAATACAAACTGATGGTCAGAATCGCAGGAGAAATAGATAAGACCTTCAGCAATTCCGTGAAATCGGTCAAGAATGAAGTCGGAAAAATGAAGAAGATGACAGCTGATGAAACCTTCTCAGTGCTTGACCAGGGGTTTAATAAAATCGAAAGTGTGGGGAAGAAAGCCCTTAACACTATAAAGCGAACGGCGGAGTTAGCAGCTGTGGCGGTGGCCGGGATCGGTACCGCCGCCACAAATGCCGGTATGGAGTTTGAAGCTGCCATGAGTACTGTTGAAGCGATAAGTGGGGCAAACAGCGAACAGATGGACGAGCTTACAGAAAAGGCAAGGGAACTGGGCCGCAATAGTATTTACTCAGCATCCGAAGTAGCTGATGCTATGCAGTACATGGGCATGGCCGGGTGGAAAACGGAACAGATCCTTGCAGGTATTGATCCGGTATTGAATCTTGCTACCGCTTCCGGTGAAGATTTCGCCATGGTATCGGATATCGTAACCGATAACCTTACAGCCTTTAATATGACCGCAGAAGAAGCAGCACGTATGGCAGATGTAATGGCAGCGGCAGCTATGAACAGTAACACTAATGTTGCAAAGATGGGCGCAACATTCAAGTATGCCGGTTCAGTTGCAGGAGCTTTGGACTTCACGATTGAAGATGTGGCAATAGCTACAGGCTTAATGGCTTCCAGCGGTGTAAAGGCGAACATGGCCGGTACCGCTTTAAGAAATATCTTTACAAGAATGGTTAAGCCTACAAAGGACGCACAAAAGGCTATGGATGCTTTCGGGTTATCCATAACAGAGATAGATCCCAAAACGGGAGAAGAAAAGATTAAGTCCCTAATGGATATCATGTTACAGATGCGAAAGAATGTAACCGGAAAATCCCAGGACGAGATCAAACAGTTAGTAGCCGGACTGTCGGGCGGCGGAGTTGAACAGCTGACAGCCGAGGAAAAGAAATATTACGAAGCATTATCCGAAGAAGAGCTTGACGCTTTAGTGCTTGCTGAAGAACTGAGCGACGCAGAGAAGAAAGCTTACGAGGGAATGACACAAACAGAAAAAGCTTATTATGCTGCCGGGCTGGCAGGACAACGAGGTATGACCGGACTTTTGACAATCCTTAATGCGTCAGACGAGGATTTTAGGAAGCTTACAGAAGCAATTTACGGAAGTGCCGGAGCTGCCGAGTACATGGCAAACGTAAAGGTGGACAATCTGAAGGGTGACTTATCGATCTTAAAGAATAATGTCACCGATGCAGGCATAGAGCTTTACGATACATTCAGCACGGATTTACGAGGTTACGTACAGGGCTTTACAGAGTTTATCAGAAACAATATAAAGAACATCCCCAAGTGGGTTGACGAGATATCGGCTAATCTGGCCACCTTAAAGAGAAAAGCCGGGAAGTATTTAGAGCCGGTTGTTGAGCTTGCAGTCGGTACCGGAAAATGGATATTAAAAAATAAAAACGGTATTATCGGAGCCATAGCCGGAATAGGAGCCGCACTTACAGCATACAAGATAGCTTCTACAACGTCACATATAATAACAGGCGTAACATCATTCCTTAAAGCTGCCAACCCGGTAACACTTGCAATAACTGGAGTAACGGCAGCTATTGGTGCATTAGTTGGAGCAATAACCGCTTACAAATTACATGAGCAGGAGCTTATAGATCAGAACCTTGCAGAACATTTTGGAACGCTTGAATTAAGCATGAAAGAGCTTAATGAAGCAGCTCATGTGATTGTTGACAGCGGAAACATGAAAGAGCTTAAAAAACAGCTTGAAGCATTTGAGGACTTAGAACAGCTGGGCGACAACATACAAGAACAAGTTGACAAGCTAAGCAAGATACAGTGGAAAGTTGAGTTAGGTTTTGAACTGAGCGAGGAAGAACAAAAAGAAGTAAGAACGGCAGCAGAAGAAGCCGGCAAGATGTATAACCAATACGCAGAAGATCAGGCATATAACGTAAGTCAGCTTTTCCCCGGCAACGATGCTATATCGAAAAAGGTTAGGGACTTCTATCTTGAAAACGTAAGCACAATGCAGAAACTCGGAGAAGAGTTGGCCAAAGCCGTAAATGATGCGTACAGTGGAGATCTACTCGATACAAGCAAAATCGGAACCATTTTAGATGTCGAGTCTCAAATGGCAGAAGTACAGAAACAGATATCTTTAGGACAGCAGGAAGCTCAGTTTGCATTGTTAAGTCAAAAATATGGCGGAGCCGCACTTGATCCAAATTCGTTCTTGAACTTACAAGAAGAAGTCAACAAAGTACTTGAAGAAAACAAAGAGATATTCAATGAAGCATACATGAAAAAGTATGCGGCATTAACAGCTACATATCAGGCAGGCAAAATACCGCTGGAAGGCGAAGGTGGATACCAAGAAGCAATCAAACAGTTAAACGCTGAAAGAACACAGAACATATTTGAACAAGAACAAAAGGCGGTTGAGTTTAGCCTGGACACTATAAAGAATACATACGGCGAAGAGATAGATTCGTTTATGAACGCAAGAGAAGAAGGCTTGACGAGGTTCTTTAATGATTATTACGGCAGAGAAAGTTTACTGTTAAGCGACTTCTCAAAGAATGAACAGATCAAGGAAAAGTATCTTGTAGATATAATGAACTATATCAAAGCCGAGTCGGGTGTTACATGGACAGACGTTAAGGCAGTAAAAGAACTTGTAGAGAATATACAAGCACAGATTAAATCACTGAATGATTTAGCCGAGACACCGGGCCTTACACAAGAAACAAAACAAAATCTCCTACAACAGATTGACGGAATGAAACAAGAAATTGCCGAAATTATGGCAGCAGGATTTGTTACAGAAGGAGATCAAGGACACTTAGGCGGTTTTGCAGTTATTCAAAATGCACTTGACAAAATGATTGATAGCGGAGAACTGGACGAAAACGCACAAGAAGTAGCGAAGCAGCTTTCAGATTACGTCAAGCAAAACAAGAATACTTATGTGTACACGGTAGAGGAAGAAGCTCAAAAAGCTTATGACGAAACATTGGAAATACTGAAATATAAGTTTAAAGCCGGATTTGATGTAGAAGCTGAGCTAAGACTTAGACTCGGATATCCTGAGATTGACTACAGCTATGTGAACGATCCTGAATGGTGGAAAACACATACGCACGGAGATATCGGTCACTATGCAAACGGCGGACTTGTTGACAAGAGACAGCTTTCATGGATAGGCGAGAACGGGCCGGAAATGGTAATACCGCTTGACGGCAGCAGCAGAGCCTTTGAATTATGGGAGCAGGCAAGCCAGTTTATGAACGGAAGCCTGCTTGACAGGTACGATATCAGCACAGCAGGAAGCAGCGACACAACGATAGAGTACAGCCCGGTATTACAATTCTACGGCGAAGCACCCAGCAAGTCAGACCTAAACGATGCCTTAAAGGTATCACAGGATGAATTTGAGGCTATGATGGAAAGATACATGAAGAAACAGGCGAGACTTGCATTTTAACGTTATCAAGGTTGTATGCCGGCGAAACTGAAAAGTTGCACCGGTACAACTATTGATAGAGACAGGGATAATACCCATGTCAAACCTTCTTAACAAAAGTCGAGGGGACAGGAAAAAGGGCAGTCCTTGGACAGCTGCCCTTTGGATGGTTCCCGTGGTGTAGAGTTACAGCTTGCTAAGCGTGAGAGATCACAGGGAGACAAGGGAACTACTTAATTGATGGATAAAAACGACCGTAGCCCATCAGCCAAAGACAAGAAGGCTTTAACAGAATAACAGACATTTAGCAGCGGAGGTATAGAAAATGGCTGGAACGTATAAGACTATATCCGGGGACACATGGGACTCCATAGCAAAGAAGTGTTACGGGGACGAAATGGCAGTTACGTTTTTGATGCAGAAAAACCAAAAGCTGCTTTTTGATTACTTTGTATTCCCAGCAGGGGTTAAGGTTGTTATTGAGGATCTACCGGAAGAAGATGACGGACTTCCTACATGGAGGTTTTAAGTATGGCAGACAAACCGAGAAGAACAGGGGTTAAGATAACATACGGATATACAGAGGCAAGCACAGCCAGCATAGAGGATACTCTTATCACTCCTGAAAAGGCAACACAGCAGAAAAAGACACAGAAGAAAACAACGACAACAAAGAAAAGCGGAGCAAGCATTGACTCACTTGCACCGAAGCTGATTATAAGACCGACAAAGGATATGAGCTTTGCGAATAAATAAGAGCAGGTGGCAGCATGGCAAAGAACGGAGTAACAATTACATATACCGACAGCGGAAAACCATTAGGAAGCCTTATAGCCGATAACCTGGAATCGTTAAGCTACACGGATGTAGCAAGCGGTAAATCGGACAGCATAAGCCTTACGATAGCCGACATAGACAGAGAGTGGATAGAAAAGTATATGCCGGAGCGAGGGGCAGCAGTCACGATAAAGATAGTCCCGAAGGACTGGGAGAAGGCAAAAGCCTTTGAGTGCGGAACGTTCTTGATAGATGATATCTCATTCTCGGGGCGGCCCATGGAGTGCAGCTTAGGCGGAGTCAGTACGCCGACAATGCAGGATTTCAAGAGCAAGCCTATAAACAAGACATGGACGAAGACAACCTTGCAGGAAATAGCGGTCAAGGTAGCAAAGGCAGCAGGCGTAAAGGTTTACTACGAAGGAAACCAGATACAGATAAAAGAGATAGAGCAGAACAACGAAACAGACAGTGCGTTTCTTGCCAGCTTATGCGAAAAATACGGCATGGCCATGAAAACATATAACCACAAGATAGTTATATTTGATCCCGTGCAATATGAAGCGAAGGCAGCAGTCAGAAACATAAGCGAGAAGGAACTTATAAAGTGGAGCTACAACACGACGGTTGAAGGAACCTACACCGGAGTAACGCTTAAGTGGAACAGTGCAGACAAGAAACGGACGGATCCCGACAGAAAGATTGTAGTCACGATGGGAAAAGAAGGCAGGATGTACGCTTTCAATTCTCAGGTTACATCAAGATATGATGCGGAGCTACAGGCGGCGGCAAAGGTGAACGAGGCAAACCGAAAAGTCGAGACGATGGAAATAACGGTACCCGGCGAGTATGGGATATCTGCCAGCCAGTGCGTAAGAATAACAGACTTAGGAAAGTTAAGCGGTAAATACTATGTTGATACAGTTAAGCATAATGTCACCGGAAGCGGATATACTACTAATCTTTCTCTTCATAGAGTACAGGATCCTATAAAGGTTAACGAGACGGCAGCTGAAAAAGAAGTGAAGAAGGAAACCACAAAGAAAAAGAAGTCAAGCAAAAAGACTACAAAGAAGAGTGCAGGATTTTCACAGAAGGCTTTGGCACTTGTTGAAAAGAAATCAGAGAAGACCGGTAAGAACATGAAGTTTGTAAAGGACTGAAGAACGGAGCGAGACAATGGATGATCTGAGGATAGGAGAAGTTACACAGGTATTCCCGGAAGAAGGAAAGGTTATGGTAGCTTATGAGGATGACGACAACGCAACAGTCAAACTTCCACTGCTTACATTTAACGGTGAATATTTAATGCCGGAAGTGGGCGACACAGTACTCACGGCGCATTTACATTCCGGAAGCTCTACGGGCTTTGTACTCGGTAAATACTATTCACAGGATAACGAAGTAAAGGCAGACTTAGAAGAAGGCGAGATCTTCAGAAAAGACATCACGGAAGAAACCTATTTGAGCGTGACGGAAGAGGACTTAACAACTCTTATAACAAAACGTCTGAGAATGACAGGGGATGACTGGGAGTTTACTTTAGATAACGAAGAAGGATCCCATATTGAGACACACGACCTTTTAATCAAGTCCACGGAAGGAACACTTGAAATCGAAGCAGCCAAAGGCGATATAGCGGTTTACAGCAAAGAAAAGCTGGACATTGATTGTGACGATGACATACAAGCGGATGCAGATAAGGACATCAATGTTACTGCCGGGGCGAACATGGCAGCGACAGCCACAGGAACAATGGGAATGACAAGTGGCGGCAATATGACATTATCGGCAGGCGGTGATATATCACTATCGGGCGGCGGAAAGTCCGAGACTTTCTCACATCTGATAGAGAGGATAGAAGCTTTAGAGCAGGCACTACAAAACATCTGACTACTTAAGTATATACTTAAGTAGGCTGTGAAGGATAACGGAAGGAGATACACGGATGAAGATTGGAAACTTAGGACAGCTGATAACTTTTTCCGTATCGTCAAAAAAGATACTTACATTCGAGACAATGAATCAGACAGTCAAGGGAAGATGGACAGCGCACAGTCTGATAAACAAGAAGCCCCGGCCGGAGTTCTTAGGAGCTGACAGGCGGCAGACATCTATAGAGATACAGCTTAATTCCGAAATGGGAGTGAATCCGAGAAAGGTACTTGAAAAGATAGAAAAGGCTGTTGAGAAGGGAACACCGCTGACATTCGTTATAGGCGGAAAGAAGATAGGCAAGCATCAATGGGTTATAGAATCCATGAGCGAGACATGGGATAAGATCATACTTGACGGTAAGCTTGTATCGGCAAAAACAACACTGACATTAGCGGAGTATTTATAAGAGGTGACTTATGGCAGACGTAGTAGTTTACGGAGATAACGAGGGCTTTAGTCCTGAAGAGTTTGAAGATGTGGTTACTTGCCTTAAGACCTTGCTATCAGTAAGGGCCGGGAGCCAGCCACTTGACCGGGAGTTTGGAATTGATTATGACGGTATAGTTGGATACCCTGAACCGATAGGGCAGAACATGATAAGCGTTGAGATAATCGACAAGGTTAACCGCTATGAGCCGAGAGCAGAGGTTGACAGCGTGACATTCACAACGGGGACGGATGGCCAGATGGTGCCGCACGTTCACTTTATAAAGAATGACAATTACGAACCGGAAGAAGAAACCGAGGAAGAGGACGAGGAGGCTTGACAATGAATTATGATAATTACCCTGATGTGAGCTTTATAGAGGACATAAGCTGTGAAGATATACTCACAAAGATGATAAAAGACTACCAGGATATGTACGAAGCAGAGACAGGGAAAAGCCCGGTACCTTTGGCCAAAGGCAATCCTACAAGGCTCATACTTGAAGCTTGCGCTTTACAGATCTTCCAGGCTATGCAGTATGCGGACTTTGCAGGAAAAATGAGCTTGCTTTCTTACTCTTACGGAGATTATCTTGATAACCTTGCAGCACTCAGAGGAACGGAGAGAAAAGACGAGGAACCGGCAAAATGCACTTTGAGATTTTCAATAGCCGCAGCGCTGGCATCAGCTGTAAGTATACCGGCAGGATGCAGGGTAACAAACGGCAACGATGTATTCTTTGCAACAGATGAATACGCAGAGATAGCAGTCGGAAGCACTTATGTAGATGTAGCCGCAACCTGTACAGAAGCCGGAACAAAAGGAAACGGCTTTGTTGTAGGCGAGATAAACGGAATCGTTAACACCTTGCCTTATGTAGTTTCAGTATCGAACACTACAGAAACATACGGCGGAGCAGACAGGGAGAGCGACGACGAGTTAAAGTCAAGGATCTACGCTTTAGGCAAGGGCTATTCAACAGCCGGAACCGAGGACGCTTACGAGTACATGGTAAGAGAGTCAATGCGAGGCATCGGAGACGTAAGAGTTACTACACCGGACGTTAACGAGATTTATATAACATTCACAATGTCGGATGGAAGCTTGCCGTCAGCAGCAGAGATACAGGCAGTAGCAGACTACTTAGACGAAAAGATCAGAAAGCCTTTGGGGGATCAGATAACGGTCGCAGCACCGAGTACTTCGACTTACAATGTTGAGATAACATATTACATAGCGGCAAGCGACAGCGCAGTTGCAACGACAATACAGAGCAATGTAGCGGCAGCTGTAGCAGAATATAACAGCTGGCAGACAGCAAAGATCGGAAGAGATATAAGTCCCGATTATCTGATAAGGCTTGTTATGGAAGCAGGAGCAAAGAGAGTATCCGTTACATACCCGGCACAGACTGTAATATCTGACAGCGTACTTCCTAAGACCGGAACGGTAACTATAAATTACGGCGGAACGGAAGCAGACTAAAAAGCGTACACTTTGAAGCATATACAGGGTAAATGCAAAAGCAAACCTGAAAAGCGTACAAACTGAAGTGAGAAGGTGGAAGCATGATAAATCTTTACGACAGCGAAATAAAAGAAATTCTGCCGGATGTCCTATCAAAGCAGCCGGAAGTAAGGGCGATATCATACGCAATCAACATGGCACTAAGGCAATTCTTAGACTATTGCACAAGGATAGGACTTTATGCAGCGATAGATAACCAAGAGGATGCAGTACTTGACCTTTTGGCCATAGAGCTTGACGCATTGTATTATGATATGTCACTGACTACGGCGGCAAAGCGCAGGATAATCAAAGAGACTTTGCCGCAATACCTGACAGCAGGATCTACCGGAAGCGTTGAGAATCTAATCACAACGATATTTGGCGGCGGAGAAGTCGAAGAATGGTACCAGTACAACGGCACTCCCGGATATTTCAGACTGTACGTTGACATATCCGACAGTATAAACAATCCAGTTTATGATATTGATGCAGTCACAATGGAAAAGAAGCTTGAAAGAGTCAAGAAGTATTCGCAGCACTTAGACTCATTCGCTTACATGATAAAGCATCAGATAGAGATCAAAAAGAAAATCGAAGCATGGACAAGCACCGGGCCGGAATGCGGCACAATACTTTGTGGCCAGTACTGGATGCCGTCAACTTTGGGATATACCGATGACAACGGTATAAACGTAGGGGCAAGACCTGAATTGTTTATGAGCGACCAGCCAGAAGCCGGAACATTACCGGACATCTCGACAATGGGTTATTCACTCAATCCTACAGAGAATGTGCAGGCACAGGTTAACGCTTATAACGGAGATGCTTTAGAGTGCAGCGAGGATGAAGAAGCAGGAACACAGCCTTTGCTGGCAACATTAGGATATAGCGATAACAAAGGAATACAGCTCTGGAACGGCAAGGCAAAAGCATATAGTACAAATCACGGACTTTGCGGAGTAACAATATGCGGAGATGAAGAGAATTAAGTAATCTATGAAAGGAGATAAAAGGCATGGCATTTTTCAGCAACACGTTTCTCAACAAGAGAAGGAATGAATTACTGAACAGCATCGTGAAGTTTCAGTATCAGACAAACAACTCTACATGGAGAAACGGAACAATCAACAGCAAAGAACTCAACGGGACTGATGTAATCGTGTATGTAAATTGTCCATCAAGCGGCGCAGCGGATACGATAACCGCAGTCAGGGTATATGACGTAGAAGGCGATCTTGCAGGGCAGCAGTCCATAAGCCTTGTGAGAACAAGCCTTAACTCAGCCCTTTTAAGGTTTACATTCCCGTTGATAGAAACTTAAGGAAGGAGGTATAGACGATGTATTCAAGGACTTATTGGCTTAATCACGTCGAAGATCAGCATGGCCAGGTTATCCAGCAGGGAACACTTCTTGACCAGGATCATTTTAACAACGTCGAAGTCGGCATCACTGACAGTTACCTTGCACAGCAGATAAGCAGGTTCAAGCAGATTCAGGAAGATTACGACACATTGAGCGAAGTTAAGAGCGTTTCACTTGCTATGAACGCTTTACCGTGGCCTTTTAACAACAAGGAAAATACCGTAGCTTTATCACAGCTCAGAGAACACACAGACTACAGCGTTGAGGTAGAGGTTGTTTCTTACAGCGGCGGCAGACTCGGAAATATCCAGGTAAAGGACAGAGCCTTGAACGGCTTTAAGCTGCTCCATGACGGCAGCGCAACAACCGTAAATGTTATCGTGAGAATAACAGGCGGAATGATTAACTAAACGGAAGGAGATAAAAAATGAACGTAGTTGAAAAGAATGCCGGAACAAAGATAGAATACGACGTTAACGGCACAAAACTCAGCTTTGCAGATGA